TTGCCACAATGTTAAACGTTTAGTAGCTTCTGCATCGGCATCTTGAGTAGTAATTAGCAATGTTGGGGTTTCTTGCACTGTACCAGCATCACGATACAGTGTTTTATTAGTAATATTTTCTTGTGTAATGTACCAATACTCTTCATCAAACTTACTAGCAGGATTTACACCGGCAGCTATAGTTTGTTGTACAGTAAAATTTTTGCAGTAGCCTAGTTTAACGTATGGTTTTACAGGAAAAATTTCTGTAATGGCTAAACTGCCAACAACCATATAGTCGTCATTTAGTTCATATTTACTAGACTGAGGATTTGGCACCGTAAGTTCCACTAGTTTAAGTTTACTAGCAGATATTTGATCAGTAATATAGTCAACAGTTACACTAGGACTTATTAAACTAGCGTTAATACTTTGTGCTAACTCATTGCATACTTGCAACATATTTGTTTTGCTGTTGACGTAAACACCAACAGCACGAGTATCAGCAGTAAAATTAATGTCGTTACTAGTAAATCTATTTGCACTAATAGTACCGTAGCTACTGCTTGTACAAATTTTGGTAATTATTCCAGGAATAGTATTAGTATAGCCGCCTTGAGCGTCGCCTAATACATCGCAAGTAACTGGTCCAGTTGCAACATTGCCATTAAGTGAAAAAGTTCCTAAAGCTAAATTTTTTGTAACGTCAACAGGATTGCCGTTATCTCTAACTTCTACTATATTGTCTACCAAACCATTATGCACCATGTAAACACTGCCAACTCTATTAGCAACATTCGTGCCATTAGAAGTACCGTTGTCTACAAATAATGCTTGTATATTAAAGCACTCGCCAAATAAAATAGGTAAAATAGTTTCGTTTTTTGTAGTAATACCACCATTAGATTTTTCGGATTCGCTGTAAGTAGTTTTGCTGGATAGTGTAGTTTCTGTTAAGGAATCGTTTAACCACTGCAGTTTATCAAAAAGACTTAAGGTTAGTTCGCCCTCACCATTTGTAGTCAATTCTTGTACTAAACCGTCAAAGATTAACACAAAGTCACTTTTAGGCCAACTAGGATCACCTAAGTAAATCTTAATTGGCCTGCGATTCCAGATATAGGTTAAAAATTTATCATTAACACCGTAGGTATTTACTAAGCTAATAGCGCCAAAGCTTAGGCTGGCAGCACCATCTAAGTTTAGCTGTTCGCTAAAATTTAGCCCGCCTATAATGCTGGCATCATAGGCGGTGCCGCTGTCAGTATACGCTACACTAGATAAGTTTAAAGTGCCCCCTATACTACTGGCATTACCCAGTTCAGTAATATCTGCTAGTGTGCACTTTATGTGGCCTGGTGTATTAAGCCAAGCCTTTATCTGTGTTAGTGTTTTCATTTAAGGGTACCCTTCTTTTGTAATCTATTAAATTGTAGTGTAGTGTCTGTACCAGATTCAATTGCTACAACAATTGCATCAGTATTACGATCAGTTGCAGCTGCATTAATCATATTTCCTTCAACAATTGCTTGTTCCAAGTTAACAATGCGTTGATTTAATTGCCGAATTTCTTGCAACATTTCTTTGTTATTAGCAATTAGTGTAACGTTATCAGCAGCAGGTATAATGCGTTCACCACGATGAATTTCAGCAATCATGTCTTTGGGCACATAGTTTGTACCCACAGCAAAACTTGCACGACTAGCACCTGGTTGATTAGCTGCTGTATTATACACTGATTGAGCTGCTAAAAATTCTGCAATATAATCTGCAGTAGATTTTGTATTGCTTTGAATTTTATCTAAGAAACTATTGCTGCCTTCTAGTTGATCTAATTGTAGTTGTGCATCAGTTTTGCGCTTTTCTAGATCAGCTTTAGTAGCATCTAAGATACCAATAACTGTTGCTTGATCTGTGTTATACTGTGCACCACTAGCGTATAGTTGTTTGGAAAGACCAAGTACCTGCTCACTAGCACCTTGTATTTTACCTAGTGCAGTATTACGTACTTCATCGATTGCTGTAGAATCAGTAGCAGTTCTATATAGTTCCGTTAAGTTTTCTTTAGCACGCTGATACTGTTCAATTTGTGTAAGTGTAGATTTATCACCAACCATTAATGATTGACGATAATCACTAATACTAGTAATTTGACCATTAATAGTTTTAGTAACATCACTTAATCTAGTTTGTAGTGCTTTAGCTGCGGTTTGTAGGTCTTGTTGTGCCCAGATTTGACGTTGAAGTGCGCGATTACTAGCATCTAAATTAAGAATATCTAGTTCGCGTAGCTGAGTGCTTGATAGCAATAATTCGTCAAGTTTACGTTGTAAATCTTTACGTTCACTAGCAGCTTTATCCATTGATTTATACATAGTATCAATTGAATCAATTACTTTTAGTAATGATCCTGCTGCTTCTGGTGCTGTAGAGCTTAAGGTTTGGAAAAGTGTAAAGAAAGCTTCGCGGGTTTTTGGTACAGCTATATTAAGTGTGTTAAATACTGCAGTAGCTTTGCTAATTTCTAGGGCTGTTTTAAATTCGTCAGTAGTAAATCTATCATAAAATTTTTCTAGGCTGCTGCTAAATGCATCGGTACCACCAGCAGCTAGTATAACTTTTTCCGTTAAAAAGTCCTGACTAATGCCTAAGTCTACTAATCTATCACGTAGTGTGTCTAGTTGCGTGTATAATTCAACAATATCCTTTGCGCTACCATCAGCATTTTCAATTACACGCTTAATAAGATCCTGAGTTTCTACTGCAAGAATAGATTGACGTACAATTTCACCACCAACGTCGCCTTGTTTATTAAGAATATCAGTATACTTAATAGCCTGAATACCAAGACTTTCAAGCGCAGTATTTGCGCTTTCAATACCATATGTCATTCTAGCTAAAGTGGTTCCGGCACCTTCGCCAACTTTTATAAAGTTTACGATTTCTGGATATACTTCTGTTACTAAACGATCAAGTTCAGCTCCTACTACATTTTCAAATAATTTTTGTTGAGCTGCAGTATCTAATCCTTGTAGATTAAGTTTACCTAAATTAATTATAAAACCATCTACCCTACCAGTAATTTCACTAAGATTTTTATCTAGGACACTGCTAGCGCTAATTAAAGCATCTCCGGCATTAACAAAGATTTGTTTAAATGTTCTAGAAAGATCTGCGTCTAGAGCACCGGTTACTGTAGATTGTCTAGTACTGTAGGCTATACCAAATGCTCGCTTTTTAGTTTCAACGTCAGCGTAAACTTGACCTTGAAACCCTTGACTACGAATATCTGCTAAACTTTGTGGGCCGGATTGTATACCTTGACCTTGAATACCTACGCTAGTTTTAAATGCTTTAGTAAGTGCTACTCCAACTAATGCTCCAATAACTGGTATTGCTACTCCTAATGATGCAGTAATAGCAGAACCTATTACACCAGAACCAAGTGCACCGCTCATAGCTCCATAAGCTCCTAGTCCAAGACTGCTTGCAGCTAATCCACCACCAGCCGCACCTAAAAGAGTGCTGCCAGTTCCAAAAGTTGATGTAGTACCAGTTTTAACACCTAATTGCCCAGTAGCAATATCACTAGTACCTAAATTTCTTACTAGTGCTACACCCAGATTTGCGATGTTATAGTCAATGCTACGCAGGTGCCTTAACATTTGACTACTATTACGCATTAAGATAGGGTCAGCGTTGCTTAAAACTTCTTGAGATTGTTTAAGTGTTTCACTAGGTTTAGTTTTATCACCAAATGTAGTACCGGTACCAGTATTTTCGGAACCACTAGTAAATCCTGGACCTTTTCCACCAATTTTTGATAATATTGTTCCTACTGCTGCAGCAACAACTGCACCGGCTACTAAACTAGCTGGAAATGGCATACTTGATATTGCTTTAATAATAGCAGCACCAGCACTTACTTCTGCTTCAGCAGTTGTAGCAGCTATTCTTGTACCACTATTTGCTACAGAGGTAGTAGTAGCGGCTGTATCGCTAAACATTTTTTGTACATCTAAGGCTATTTTAGCTATTGCTAAACCTTTTTCTAGTACGGCAAAAGCTTTGTAAGCAGCTGTTTTTTCACCAAATAGTTTTTTAACAGATCCAATAGTTTGTGCATTTGAATTAAGTTCAGCACGAGTATTTCTATACTTGTCATCGGCTATTTTCTTTTCAAGACCAGCTGTTTGCTGTTTAGCTTTATTATATTCTTTTTCTGAATCTGCATCTTCGGATAACATTTTAGTTCTAGCTTTAAGCTTTTGTAAATCTTCTTCATCTTGTATTTGTTGCTTAGCGAATTTTTCTTGTCTAATACTGTTTTCAGTTAAACCAGTAACAAGGTTACCTAAACTTTCACCTACTGATTTAAGTTTGTCGCCAAATAGTGCAAAAGTATCTTTTAAACTAGTAGCTAGATTATTACTTACATTGAATAATTCATTATATTTAGCTTGTTCTAAGTTTTGCTGTTTTGTAACATCTAATGACCTTAACTTATAATCAAGTTGAGTTTGTGCATTAATTATAGCATTATTATTAATTTCTGTTTGTTTTGCTAATTCATCAGTAATTAACTTATTATACGCAAGTCTTGTGGTTTCATCTATAAAACCCTTAGTTTTAAGATCTTGATATGTTGCTTTTGTAGCCTCTGCAGTAGCTTCTGCCACTCTAGTTTGAGCTTGAATATTACTAATTTGAATTTGTGTTTGTAGCCTAGCAGATTCTTCCTCATTAATGCTTTTGATTAAAGCTAAGTAACTTTCTGCACTAGGATTATTTTGCGCATATACATCTATTTTAGCACGATCTAGTTCTAGTTTACCTAATTTTTCAGAATTTGTAATTTCGCGTTTACTGGTTTCTAGTGCTGCATTTAAATTAACCTGTCTAATACGTTCTGCAAAATTAAGTCGAATTTTATCTATTTTAATTTGAGTTTCTCTAATTTCATTTTGCTCTGCAAGTCTTTGACGTTCCTCTTCAGTAAGTTCTGCACGTCTTTGAGCTTCTTTTCCAATCTTCTCTTGTAAATTTTGATTAACAATTAAACTATTTTGTAGTTCTATTGTTTGAGCTCTTTCAGCTTCTGTTTGCTTTACCATTAAACTTTTAGTTTTAGCTAAACGCTCAGTTATTTCAAATTCAGCTTTTTTAAGCTCAAGTGCTTTGTTGCCAGCATCTTGATTATTTCTGTTTTCCTCAGCATTTAACTTACGATTTGATTCTTCAAATTCGGCCAGACGTTGCTGATTTTCTAGTTCTTTATTAACCATACCTGCAACAAACGTAGTACCAGCACCACCAATATCACCAAGAGCTGATACAACCATTCTACTTTTTTCTAAGGCAGCACTTTTTTCTGCATATCTTGTTTGTGCTTTAGATTGCTCAAGCTCATACTCTCTAGCACGTTCAGCAATTTTAGCTTCTACTAATGCAATTTGTTTATTAAGATTTAAAATATCTTTTTTACCTTCTGTTTCTATTTTAATTCTTTCTTTTGCCTTACTGGATAGTGTATTTGTATGGTCTATTTCTGCTTGTATAACACCATTTGGATCACCAGCTATATCTCTTCTCTTCTCAAGTTCCTTAGTCTTTTTCAAACGATCTTCTTCAAGAAGAAGTATTTTTTCAGCAGATTCTTGATCGGCACGACTACGTTCTATTCTAGCAGTTTCAGTTGCTAATAATTCTTCGGAAACACCAGACAATTTGCCATAAGCACCTAGCCTAGCAATATTACTATTATAGGCTACTTGTGAACGAGCCATGTCTATTTCTAGATTTGCTTTATTTATTTCGTAACTTTTATTAATAATATCTAGTTCAACTTGCAACAATTTTTGTTTAGCTTGTATTGCTTGAGTATCCCTTTCAATATCCTGTCGCTTTTTAGTTAATTTAAGTAATTCTTCGGCATTTTTACGAGACTCTGGTCCACCGGATAGTTTGGCGGTGTTTACAGCTGCTTCTGCTTGCTCACGTTCTTTTGCTTGATTTTTTAATAGTATTTCTTCCTGCCTTGTATTTTCAGCGATAATTAAATTTTTATCAGCAATACCAATAATAGACTCACGTAGCGCAAGCTGATCTTTAAGTGCTTGTTTAACACTGGCTTCCGCAGTTAATTTTTTTGCAACGTCTTCAGCTTTTCCTTGAATTACTTTACCTTGTGTTGTTATTTTATCGGCTGCTGCTGCTGCTTTAACATCTTCCATACCTTGGGCTAAAGCAGCATATCTTGGACTTGCACTGCCTACCATCTGTTTAAGCATAGCTTGTGCTAATTCACTAAGAGGTTGGCCCCAGTCTAATTCACCCTGAAGTTGACCTTTAAAATTTGGAATTTGTCCAGGCTTGAGTTCTTTGTCTATTATAGTTTTAAATGCTCTGGTTGCGTCAAGTTGTGCTTGAGCTTTCTCTTTTTCAGCTGCGCTACCACTATCCTTTAAGTTAGCTACTGTAACGGCTGCAGTATTTTCAGCAATAACAGCAATTAATCTATCTTGATTTAGCATTAAATCAACATTGCTTTTAATAGTTTTTAATCTAATATCAAATTCTTGTTGATTTAATCTGCCCTCTTCTCTGGCTTTTTCTGCACCAGTTAGAAATTGGGCACTTGCTTTGGCAATTTTAACAGCATTTAATTCAGCACCATTATTAAGAGCTGTTTGTATTAACTCAGCACCTTTATCAAAAGCTGCATCTATGCCTTTAACAAATAGAGTTTTTGCTTTTTCAAAACTGTCTTTATCTGCTTGAATCTGCACATTTTCAGCAGCAATTTTAACTTGTTCTTTTAAACCAACATATTTTGAATAACCTTGAGCCCCTAAATTTTGTAGCTGTTCTTGTTCCGTCATTTTAGAAGGACTGCCAAATACTAAACTAGTATTTGCATCTTCAAATTCTCTTTGCGCTTTTTGAGCTTCGACTAATTGACCTCTAAATTGACTTAAAACCTTTGAGTCTTGTTGTAATTCAGATCTTATTTTTATAAATTCACCAGTAAAAGCAGCACCAAAAAATGCAATCTTTTCTGGAGATTCTCCTAATTTAAGTAATGCTGCATTAAATTCTTTAAAACCGCCCTGTGTAAGAGCTTGCATTTCTATACCTAAATTATTGATATTTTGGCCTAACTTAAATAAAGGATCCTGACTAGCAACACTTAATAAATACTCTTGATAAGATTTAGTAGTACTTTCTAGTGAGGATTTAAATTTTTGTAATCTACTATCTGAATTACTGATCTCTATTCCAAACTCTTTAATCTTTTCTCTAACGGGCTTTGCACCTTCATTACCTAATTTTAATAAGGCCTCTGTTACTTCAGAAGTATTAAAGTTATCTATTTTAAGTAAATCTTTTATCTCTGCCTCAAATTTATCACCAGCACCACTTGCTCTTGCAAGATCTATGCTAGATAATACTTGTTTACTAAGACTATCTGCTAATTTAGAATCAACATCTCCGCCCCATAAGCTACTAACAGAATCTTTAAGTTTATCCCATGCATTGCCTGTTTCAATAGAACGTTTAGCTTCTGCTGCTGCAATAGCTACCTCATCAGCACTTCTTGATACTTCTCTAAATGCATTAGCTAAAGCATTAATACCTTCAATACTATTTACATTGCCATTCATAGTGGCAAACATTAATTTTAAAGTTCTATTGGTGTTATCAACTGATTCATTTGCGGCATCTAATGCAGAACTAAATTTACTCATTTCTTTAGAATTACCTGATAAAAATGAATCAAGTACTTCGTAAACTGCTATAGCTACTAATATTCTATTTACCAAATTTCCAACTGCAGCCCCTAGATCGACTAATGCTGATGTTAAAATTGCAACGCCACCACGAGCCTTAAGTGATGCTTTTTCAAACTTGCTTAGTTCAAGGCCTGAGCTTTCAATATCTTGTTTAAGTAATTGCCAAGCACCGCCTGCCCCAATTAAGCCCTGATTTGTAGCTGCAGCAGAAACAATTGTTTCTTTAGTATAGTTGTCTTGTGCTTTGCGTGCAGCTTCAATGTTAGAAGCTAAACGACTATTACCTTTTTCTAACTCTTTAGTTCTTTCTTGTTCAGCCATTCGAACTTTTGTAACTTGTTCTTCTAAAGTTTGATATGACTTAAATGATTCCATTGTGCCTTTTACAGCTTCTGCGGCCTGTGTATTACCTTCTTTTAGATACTTACGCCGCTCTTGTTCCATCTTTTTAAAATCTCTGCCATTAACATCAGCAGTATCTTTAGCTAAAGCTTGTGCAGTTGCTCCCGCTGGATCAAACTGACCTTTTTTACGTAATTCTTCAATCTTTTTTTCTTGTGCTACTACAGCTTTAAGTGCATTATCTGCATCTGCTTCAAATTCTTTAGTAGCTAATCTTTCAATTTTTCTTCTGGCTTCTTGGGCTTCTTTAGCTTTCTTGATCGCTAAATCTTTGGCTTCTTCTGTGGAATTTTTTAAACCTTCTCTAAATTGACCAAAAGCTGGAAGTGCTTGTTTAACAATAGCCAGACCAATAGCAGCAATAGCAGCAGTTAGGGCAGCTGGATTTTCTGATAATAATTTTACAATTGGACCTAAAACTTTATTGACAATTTCAAGACCATTTTGTGCCAAATTTTGTAGCGAAGCAATTAATTTATCATAAGGATTAACGTTTACAGCATCACCAAGAGCAGCAAATTTATCTTCACCTTCTTTAATTACTGCATTAGTAAATGCTTGGCGTTTCTCAAAATCAGTAAGCGAACCAACAGTTTTACCTACACTTCTAGCATAAGCTTCAGTTGCTGGGCCAATCTTAGTAAATAAACCTAGTTCATCTAAAAGTTCTGGTTCTAGTTTAGTAACACCACGACTTAATCTACTTAAAGCATCAGGCAAACTAATGCCTAGACTTAAGCTAGCATTTTTAGCTACTACGGCTAACCGCTCAATATCTTTGTTAGCAATACCAGCAGCACTAGTTTTTGCTACTGCTTGCATTGATTCTTGTAGTGAAATTGCACCACCTGTTAATTGAACAATATTTTTACTTACGCTACCCAAACTTTTACCTACGCTAGCCCCTAGTTGATTCATACTACTAATCATATTAGTAGTATCCATAGCACGGCTAAGTGCACCAAAAGCAGCACTGACCGCAAATACGTTAGCAGCATAAGTTGCATACAGACGAACTAATCCACCCAAACCTTGGGATTCTTTGGCAAAATCTCGGCCAGCAGCACCAGTTCCAGCACCTGTTGCACGTAGTGTTCCATATGCGCTACCACTCATTGCGCTATCTGCAACTGATCTTGAACCAGCAGTACCACCCATAGGCGGCCGCGGTCCACCAGGCATAGCTTGTCCAGCTCCTGGTTGAGTAGTACCACCCATATTAATTCTATTTGCAGCGTTTTGAACTGCCCCTACTCTATTAAGTAGCGTTTCAATATTTCTAATCAGTCTGTCAGTGCTACCATTGTCTGTAACATTAACGACATGATTTGTAGTATTATCTGCAGCCATTATATCTCCTAATAGCAACTTTTACTGCTTTTAAAAATTTTTAAGGCAGTTTTACTTTAAACACGATTATAGCACAAGGGCAACATTTTGTCAACTATAAAATTTACAGCAATAAAAAAGCCCCAGCAGAAAATCTGCTAGGGCTTTTTGTCCATTTTTGCTTTTATTTTTTCACTGATAACTTTGCCTCTACAAGTATCCATTTCTTGTAAGAAGCCAATTGCAAGCAAGTGCTCAGATTCATCTAAGTTGTATAACTTAAATAAACTAAATATTAAACTGTAGTCTTTACCTAGATAGTTACCATTCATAGTATCCCATATATCGGGCAGTATTCTATAAATTAAAAAACACTGTATTACTAATTCTGGAAAATCTTCTATTTCAATAGGTATTTCGGAATCAACAGGTTCAGAACCCATCATTTCACACATTTCAAAATACTTATCCTTAGTCATACTAACTTCAGCATTTTGATAATAAATACTAAGACTACTATTTACGTTATTTACTTGCTCGTAGAAAAGTTTCCCAAGTCTGTTACCTGTTCGCTGATAAATGCATCAAAGTTGCTGGAACTTTTCATTAGCTGTAGTGCATTTTCTTCGTTATACTCAAGTTCTGCGTCTGCATCTTGACCAGTAAGATCTACAGGTGCTAGTTGTTCTAGATACTTAAGTTTAAGTCCAGTCCAGCCTTTAATGCTGGCCTTGACATATAATTCTAGGAAAAGATCGTCATTCATTTCTTCAACGGGTTGACGATTTTTAAATACAGTTTTTGTTGATTTTTTGCGAATTGTTTGGAGAGTTTCACGAGATAAAAATGCAATCTGAATTTTAAAATCAGGCATTCCGGGATACTCGACTTCAAGTGGCTTAGATGGAACTAGTAGTGTTTTTAAGGAAAATGTTGACATATGTACCTATTATATTTTAAAATTTAGAAACTGGGCCGGTAAAGCCCAGTTTCTTGTTGCAATCAATAGTTGATTTTTATATTAAACACCGTAAGCGTCAGTATCAGCAACATAGTAGCGGATTTCCAATTCGTTGCTTGAACCAATATCAAACGAAGAACCACTGTAGCCCTGAGCAGTAAATCCAATAGTTGTGGAAATAACTTGTTCAGTTGCAATGGTAGGAATCTGCAACACAGCAGCCGGCATAATCAAATCAACACGAGTTGTAGCAGTTGCACTACCACCAATGCTCATCTTTAGGTTATAAGCTGGATTAACGTCAGTTGTACTAGCTGTAAGTAGAGCATTGTAGAGTGATGTTGCACTTAGTGCACCTGTACGCAAATAAGCGTTAATACTACCTGTAATAGCACGAGTACCCGTAAAGTAAACAATAGGATTGTTTACGACACCCAGGTTAGCCGGTGTTAGATATGTAACATTGTTAGCAATACTAACGCTACCACCTGTAAGAGCAATATCGTATGGTCCAGTTGTACTACCACTAATGTCTTTATATAGTGTAATAGAACTTAGTTTATTAGCCAAATATGCAGCATATGTATCTTTTAGCGTAGCCGCACCAGTAAAAGTAGAAGCTGTCATACCAGTACTACCCACTGAACCAGCAGCAAGAGTAACCGTACCCGAACCATTGGTTAGTGTTGTTTTACCAAATTGACGAATTGCACCAGCTTTACCGCCCCACTGAATTGCAGCAATTGTGTCTAAGCCAAAGTCAATAGTAGCCGTGTCCATAACGCAGTTATCAATAAAGAAAGTAGCGTCATCCATGCAGATTACTAGACCAAAAGCAACTAGTTGGTTTTTGTTAGAATTTGTAAGAACTGCGCTAGCGTAGTTACTAGTAGGAGCATCATTTACAGCAGAGTCTGCCCAAGCTGCACCACTACCAACGCCAGCACTAATATTTGCATAACCAAACATTGCGTTCCACAAGTGACGCTCTTCTGCGCTTACTTGATGCGAGTTTGTAGCAGCAGCTGCACCAGCTTGAATATCACGAGGACGAATATAGGTACTAAAGCTAAAATCAACTGGCTCTAGAGCAGTGTTAAAATTACGTTGACCACGATTAGGAGTAGTACCGGCTTCATTAAGTGTAACTGTTTCTGTAGTTGTATTTTGACTAAAGCTAAGGCCATCCAACACTTGAATTTCCCAGCAATTAGAGTTAGTAAATGCTGTACTTGAGCCAGCGTTAATTACTCCAAAACTGTTGACGTTTGTAGTAAAGAATACCCTGGCGTTACGAATTAAATTAAATGCCATTTTTGTTTCCTTTTTGTTAATGCTTTAGTACATAAACTAGACATTTATCTGTTACTAGTACGCCAGCATGGTTGCTTACACGACCTGATATCGGACTTGCAAGTTAATTTCACCAACTGCATAAGGAGCAAGGAGACCCTCATCAGTGGTAATTGACTGAATTAAAATTTCAGTTGTAGAATAACCTTTAGCGGTATCATAGACTACTTGGCGATTAAGATCTACACAAGTTTCTATATCCTCTAATAATTTTTCTAATTCCTCACTGCTGGATTCACCGTGACAGTACACTTTTACAGCAATATTTAAATATCCCCAAGCAAATCCACCTGGGTGATACTCACGCATTTCAGTACCTGGAGTCAAATAAACTGCAGGAAAATCTTCTACCTCATCCCAGAATTTTAATTTGGCATAAGCGTTTTGAAATAGGTTAACTTGATAAGGTGCACTGCCGTTAATCAAGTTAAGTTTTTGCGTAAGGGCTTTTATAATCGATGTTCTTTTACTCATACTAATACCGCCCTTAATCTATTATCTACTTTAGTCTTAGCAATTTCCCTAATTGATTTGCTTATAAGTAGTTTAGGATCTCGAGATCTAGGAAGTTGCTGTTGGCCGCCCTCGCTAAATGTACCATATGGATTACGCATATAAGTATAAAATGCAGTAATCATTCCTTCACGACCCTGACTCATGCGCTCAATTTTAACACTTTCAGCAAATATACCAGTACGCAAGTTTAAGATATCTTTACGATTACCAGAACCCATATTTTGTTTTACTTTTTCAACTATCATTAAGTTTAATAAGTTTTGTAAACTAGTAAGAAATGCTGTATTAACATTATCAGTTTTTGATAGTTTAGGTAAAGTACTAGTGCTCTCTATAAGTTTAGGTAGTTTTACTTTTACTGTTTTAATACTAATATCAGTTTTCTGAGTTATTTTAGTATTAGAAGTATAAGGTTGTACTGTTTTACCTTTCATTGCACTTAAAACACTATCAGCAATGTACTGATTTAATGTTTTACTAGTTTCTAAATCTGTAAGATATTTAGCATTTTTTCTTAAAAAGTCGGTGAAGTTTTTACCTATTTGGTAGGCTCGCTCAAAACCAGATTTTAGTGCATTTGCCTGTTGTGCTTCAACTTTGCCAATTAAAAATGCATTTTCAACTAACATTTCTAAAACTAGTTTATTTTTAGTAAATAGCTTTCTAATTACTAATCTAGTTTGTGCTTGTCCTGTTTGTTGACTAAAATCTCTAGTTATTCTTTGTGCCTGAGCTTTATCAGGAACGGAAAGAAGTGCTTGTAATAGTCTTGGAGTTACTAGTCCTCGTTTAACTTCTCTGGATTTACTACTAAGTATATCTACTTCAATATGACCTATATTTTGTAGTTTTCCAAAATTTCCATTTAAAAAAGCTTTTACTATACTTCTAGGAGAATCTCCAGTGTCTTGATTAATTTCACTTGAAAAACTATCATAATTAAAAAGCTTTTTAAAACTTTCACCAAATCTAATAGTTTTAAAACTTGGATAAATAATCAGTACACGTTTATTTAATTGTGATAGGTTACTAACAATGAAAGTTTTATTAAATTCTGTTTTTAAAACTTGTCGTATATTACCATCTGCGGCAACTACGGAATTTAAGTTATCAAACTTTTGTTGTAGTTCTTTATCACTTATTGTAACTAATCTTTTATTATTAATAAAATCATTAATTACTGCCTGATAAGTATTATCTAACTCAGTAATAATTTGTTGTGGATCTTTTAATTGTAATAGATTAGCAAGCTCTTGTATAAATGGAGCTTGTTTTTGTAAAATTTCTTTACGAATCTGTGCTATATCAATGTACAGGGTAAAAGGTAAAACTGAATCTATATAAGTTCTAAAATCACCGCCAGTTTTTTTAATTTCTGTATTGATAGCCTCGTGATCTTGTTTAACTAATTTTCTTACCCAATCTGGCGTATAGTAACCCATTATGTGTAATCCGCCCTGTACTGATCTAAGACGCGACGAATATGGGCTGGTAGTTGACTACTAGTAATATACTCAATTTGAGTTTTATTGGTACCTGGAGCACTATTACTGTGTATGCTCATATCGTTTTTACGATAGTAGGTAATCAAGTCCATGATACCAATCTCTAGGTCTTGTGGTGTATCGTCATAGCCAGCAGTATAAACTACTTTATAGCCTTGTAGGTACACTGGAAATTTTGAACCAATTAGGTTTACTACAGTATCATCACGTTTAATCCAGTCTACATACTGTGTTAGCAAAGTCCACGTTTGACCGTAGTTTTGGCTATAAGATACGCTAGTAACTGTATTAACAGGTGGTTCGCTTAAAATAAAGTGGCTGGTGTCACCATCAAAAATCTCAGTTTTTGAGTTTACAAAGTAGTCTACAAAAGTTCTGCCGCAATAACGCTTTACAAAATCACTTACACGAGGAATAAGGGCATCAATCTCAGCATCATAATTGGTACTTTTAATTCCGGCATAAGTTTTATAGTCTGACCGTGTTGTTAAATTTAGTCCCAGATTTACCTCGTTTGTCTTTTAAATAAGCTCCTTGAAGCCTATTTAAAAAACAGGGCCTTTCAGCCCTGTTTTTTGTAAACAACAGATTAAGTTGTATACTTGAGTGTAGCAACACCACTACCATAGTTTTGAGTAACACGGACCAGACCGGTACGCAAGCTAGCAACCATAACGCGACGCTGTGTCTCAACCAACTCTTGTGTGTCGATACGCAGACCACGCTGATTACCAACAATAAAGTTACTAGCAGAAACGGCTACGGCACCAAACGCACTAGCAGCACGATCAGCAAACTCGCCAGAGACGAGAACTGGGCTATTACCGATTTGACCGATTTGACCAGTTAGCAATGTAGCTTGTGGACCAACTTGGTTCATTGTTTGGAAAGTTGAATCCTCAAGCAAGTTGTAGTAAATATCGCTGTTAACGATAAAAACAACATCAGCTGGATCCAAGCCCCAAACGCCAAGACCTTTACGTAGTGCACGCAATTTAGCAACTGTAGCAACACCTGTAGCAGCTGAAACCGAAGTTAATGTG